CCGCTTATTCACTATGTCCTCTCATTCATTTTATATATAGCCCGCTTATCCGTTACTCTATCTCATTCAATAATATTATTTCGCCCTCTTATTCAGTGACTCAATACGTTCAATTTAATTAAGCGTTCACATATGTGAAAGGTAGTATATCTAAATATAACAAGTCACCAGTTACTGGAGGGTTTAAATTAAGATCAGTATTTCTTGTATTCCAAGTAGCAGAATTATCACTATTAATTTGCCAGAATCCATATATATTATAACCAGTTGTAATATTATATAAAATCCCATTAAAATACGGTAGATTCTCTTGAGGAACACCAGTATAAATTGGCGGTTGCAATTGAAAATTAGTAGTAATCACATTTATATCAACACCAACAGAACAGTCAGATGTACACGAAAGATATAAACCAGATACAGCATTATACGTCGACATATTTCCTAAGGTAGTAGTTTTATAACCTTCATAAATTGTTAAAGCTATCGCACCGGATGAACACGTAATAGTCCATACAGGTAAAGTAGTTATGTTAGCTATTTGTGTCGCAATAGCAGCAGCAGGAGGAGTTATAAATGCTAGTTGATTTGCATTTGCAGTTGCACTAAGTACTTGACCACTTGAACCAGCACCACCAACAATATTTAAACCAACTGTAGGAGCAAGTGCAGGAGTTCCACCAATCAAACAATAACCAGCAGAAGTTGCAGCAACACTTGTAACAGTTCCAGTTCCAGCAGCAGGAGTTTGCCATATTAATGCACCATCGCTATACGAGAGGACGTCATTGTTCACAGCGGAATCTGATACATTTATCCCGATCACACCACCACTAGCAATTGATAACCCAAAACCCGCACTAGTAATAATTGGATCTACAAATGATAACGCATTAGTAACTGAAGAAACCGATAAAAGTTGACCTGCTGTTCCAACAGCACCTGAAGGACTTAAACTTAAACCAATTGTTGGTGTTGATATAGCAACACCAGAAACTGCACAATAATTGTTCGCACCAACGTGTGTCACTGTACCAACAGGTGGTGTAATCCATTGCATATTGCCTTCTGTAGCATCAGCAGACAAAATAAAACCACTAGTTGGACTATTAGTTATATTTAAATCTAGTTTCGCTGTATCTTGTGTATTTGAAATATATAAACCAGTTGCAAGTGTAATGTTAGGCTGTGAAGTTTGCGAAGATACAGATAAAGGTAAAGTAGCCGAAACATTGACAACTGTTCCGGGATTTTGGTTTATAAATTCTAGTTCACCTTCATTTGCAGTTGCACTAAGTATTTGTCCATTAGTACCAGCATTAGTAACATTTAAACCAACAGTTGGAGTAGTTGTAGCAGTTCCGCCAATTAAACAATATTTATCAGTAGTTGCTGCAACACTTGTAACTGTTCCACCTGAATTAGAATCACTACCCCATACAAGAGCATTTGAAGCAGAACCTTTAACTACATCAGTAACACCCGCAACAAATGAACCAGCGATAGGCAAAGACACAACACCCGCAGTATCTAATAAAGGAAGAGAAAAGGTTAAACTATCACCATCAGCACCCCACACTAAAGCAGAAGCAGACGAACCTTTAACTACATCAGTAACACCAGCAACAAATGAACCAGCAATAGGCAAAGAGATTACAGTCCCCGTAACATCAACAGGAGCAGTTGCCGTATAAACCGTATTAGAATCACTACCCCATACAAGAGCATTTGAAGCAGAACCTTTGACAACATCAGTAACACCAGCAACAAATGAACCACCAATTGTTAAAGAAATAGCATTACCAGAAACTTTAACAGGTGGAGTTCCAGTATAAACAGTATTAGCGTCAGTTCCCCATTGTAAAACAGTAGCAGATGAAGACATAACAACGTTGTTTGTAGCAGACCAAGTTCCAGAAATAGGTAAAGAAACAACACCCGCAGTATCTACTAAAGGAGCAGAAAATGTTAAACTATCACCATCACCACCCCACTCTAAAGCAGTAGCAGATGAACCTTTGACAACGTTATTAGAAGCAGAGTAAGTTCCAGCGATAGGCAAAGAAATTACAGTTCCCGTAACATCAACAGGAGCAGTTGCGGTATAAGTTTTTGAATTATCGTTCGCCCAAAATAAAGCAGTAGGACTTGAACCTTTTATTACATCATTAGTTCCTGCCGCCCAAGTTCCAGCAATAGGCAAAGAAACAACACCCGCAGAATCTACTAAAGGAAGAGCAAAAGATAAACTAGAACCATCGGTTCCCCACTCTAAAACATTTTGAGCTGATGATTTAACAACGTTATTAGTTTCAGACCAAGAACCAGCAATTCCCATTTTTACAATAGGAACCTCGGCAGTTCCTAATATTTGTATATTATCACCTGCAGAAATACTTTGAACGCCACCACCAGGACCCGGCGCGATATCTAACGCAGCTTTTAAATAATCTAACATCTCAGGATTATTGATTAATGTATTAATAGACATCTTATATAACATACCCAAGAAAAAAAAAATCTATAATATTATATTATGTCAAGAACTTTTGAACAGGATTATATATACGGAAAACAAGGAGAGAACGAAATTATAAATATTATAAATAATTATTTTAAAGATAATATAAAAATAATATCAAATTCAAAATCAATATATGATTTTGAAGGTGATAACAATATATATGAATTAAAAACGAGAACAAATAATTATAATAAATATAGTACAACTTTATTAGGATATAATAAAGTTATTGAAACTAAAAAGAAACAATTTTTTATATTTAATTTTACCGATGGTTTATATTATATAGAATATAATAAAGATTTATTTGATACATTTGAAAAAAAACAATATGTTAGAAATGCGAGAAGTGATTATAATGATACATTAAAATTATATTTATTTATACCAATTAATAAATTAATTAAAATCATTTATTGATAATAGATATTTGATGATTGCTTATTAGGTCGTACCATAGAACCAAACAAACGCGATTTACCCATACCTGCACCAGATTGTTGGACGTCGTGAACTAATTTTTTACCGATGTTATAAGCGTCCTTCAAGTCTCCATAATGAGACTTACCGAAATCATAAGCAGTTGTTCCCATTGCATAAGCTTTCTTGAATAAATCAGATACACCACCACCGAAGAAGAATCCATTAGAATGCTTACTATTTTTATATTCTTGATGCGCGATAGCAGGTAAACCGCGACATATATCAACAACATTACCAGGAATTTGCAAAAGTGAGTTATTATATTGCGACCCGACACGTCTTAAAAGCGCCTTATTAATGCCTACAACATATAAAGTTATTGTTGGAAATGCAGTTGCAGTATTGTTTATAAATGTCGCGTTTGACACATTGAAGATATAACGCCCAGGGCTTCCAGTGGTATCACCACTTTTTAACGATAAATCTAATGCAGGGTTGATAACTAAGACAGAACCGCAACCATAAAGAGAAGGAACAATAGTTGAAACAGATTGAGTTAAATTATCACCTCTAAAACAAGGACGTGGCATAACCAAACCATTACGAACTGAAATATCGAATAATTGATTTACATTGGCTCCAGCAAGTTGAGGTAATCCATTGTCCATTGTACAAGTCAAATTCTGAATAGTTAAATATTTATCAGCAGTTTGGCACGTTCTAGAATTATTAGATAAGCGAGCGTATACCATAATTAAATATGGGACATTGGTAAAGTTACAGACCTGAGAATTAACGTTGACAACTTGAGTGAATGCAGCAACTGGGACACCCTGCGTGATGTTATTTGAGAAAATAGAATATTCATTATAAGGATATACACTCTCTTTTGGTACTTGCAAAATGGTATTATCTTTTGGGGTCAAATAAATGCAATTCAATTGTGCAGAATTAGTAAAGGCGACAACACCATTAAGGAGAGTCAGAGCACCAGGGAAAAAACAGAACATATTATTAAACAGATCAGGCACCCAGTTGATACTAATAAATTCACCGGTGATGGCATATAATGCCTGCTTTTCAGCTTTACTGATGTTAGTAAATGGAGTTATAAGTGGTTCATAAAAATTAACAGTTAAAACAACAGAACCAGACGCACCAGCGGCGAGCGTATTACTACCAGTAGCCGAGCTAATAAACCAACCAGTTGTACGAGGTTTAAAAACACCATCTCCAGCCAAACTTGAAGAATAAGAGGCTAAAGGCGAAAAATTAGTGCCAGATGCAGCAGAATATGAATCAACAAAATCAGGCATTGTGTTTTCATAGAAGTTCTCCATTTCAGGATATAGATTAATACGTGCTATACCGTCTAAAATATCGTTTGTGTTCATATTTCTTGAAGCTTGATTGATTTGATGATTTATATTGGAAATACCACGATTTAATGAGTATTGACGCAAACCGAAATTATCAGAATTTATGATATTCAATGGGCCTGCAGTTGTATTTTGGCAAGTAATAGTAACAGAACACTGCATAGTGACAGTCAAACGAGAATCTCTAGCAGTATATGTAGCGATATTATTTAAATTGAATGAAGTATTTTGAAGAGAATGTGAAGATGATTGTAAAGGATTATAAGAAGTGGTCGCACTTCCTTCTTCTAGGACGTAAACAACCTTATTAGACGAGACAGCCTCTAAACGTGTATCGATAACGCGTGCATAATGGATGCTAGGAACTCCACCCATACTCATCATACTTTCGGACATTTCCATTTCAGACATTGTATATATTATAAACTAGATTTTAATTTATAATATAAAATTATTATATTATAAATTAAAATTATTATATGTTTTTTTTTAAAGTATTTTAATTTAATTTATTTTAAGAGCTTTTAAACTCATTGTATTATAAATAGATTTTTTAATAAACATTAATTTAAAACTGTGTGATATACCCTTGTCTGTAGTAACAGGAAACAGATTATTGTACTGATCTAAATAATTTACTTGAAGCGATACTGCATATAGTGGTTTAGACTGCTTAAATTCAAAAACACGATATAAACTATCCGCATTATATGCATAAATCTGTTGAGCTAATCCTGCACCATTAGGTTGGCTTAAATCTGGTATATAATCAGTCAAGACGTTAACATATGATGTATTTTGTAAGCCTGAAGGGTTATTAATAAAAAATATTTCACTAACTACTGCCATTTGTGTTGTAATTAATATAGATTTTATACCATTCCAATACCCATACGCGTTAAAATCATAAGAACTTTTTATATAATTTACAGTATTAATCGTAATAAAATTAATAATATTATTTTGTATAATAATTTTATTATCTTTTCCATTTGGGTCCAATGTTGCCCCATTATATATAGATGTAAAAGGCAACCCGACGAAATACAATGCAAAAGGGTTATTAAAATATATTGACACTACATCATTTCCATCAAATTGACCAGGCTTTGTATATAAGCTTATTAATTGTGTCGTTGCATCGTAAAAGAAAAAAGGAGCAGTAAACGTATTGCTTGCAATTGTATTTAAACTAGCAGTCGCGGCTTTTAATGTATTATTAAACATTGTGACCATTGAGGTATAGTCAAATATATTATAGTATTCGTTGAATGTTTGAGTGGCTGTGCCAATTACTGGTATTTTATATGGTGATATTGTTACTTCCGGTATAAATTCCATAAATGTTTGTGCCGAATTAAAATTTTGATATGATAAAGTAAAACTGTAAACCGTTTTATTAATATCTAAAATTGGTGTTTGAATTATTGGATAAGCAACCGGGAAATTATAACCACTAATTGAAAAACGTATAATACTGCAGTAATATTCGGATGGATTCTGTATAATAGGTTGATTGTTATTAGCCACCACAGAACTTAATATAAAACCTGGGTTAGATTCATTTAAATTCAAATTACCAGCCAAAGTAGGGTCATTATTACCAATTGAGATGTTATAATAAATTATATCTTCGCTCATATTTATATATATATGACTTGAGATTTTAATTTAATTTATTTAATTTTTTAAGACAATATTTAGCGACATATATATCGGGATTTTTTATTTTATTTTTTATATATAAATTATAATATTCTATATCATTTAATTTATTATTATGTAATCTATGAGTAACAAAACAGCCACACGTTTGTGTATTTTCTGCTTGATATATTGTTTTATTCCAAAAAATCAAGTTTTTATATTTTTTACATAATAATAATAATCTATCTTGTTTCTCATTTAATTCTGCACGCTTTTTTGATGTCAATAAACTTAATTCGGCATCAGGTGGTACCCCGTATGAGCTAAAAAATTCAATTATATCTTTACATTTAAATATACAAACCCAGTGCCCAGAATTTGAACTAGCGATAAGATATAAAATAATTACTTTATCGCAATCTATAAATAATTCATTTACATCATTAATATTGTTTAACTCAGTATATAACATTATCTTTGCGTCAGGGTTTAGATCCATCATTTCTAAATAATTTAAACTATAATCTAATAAATTGTTACTATTCATTATTATATAGTAGAATATATTTAAACTAAAAATATATATTTATCACTTATGATGGTTTTTGGGTGCTGCTTCTTTATTACAACGAAATTTGATTTAAGTTCATTAATATTTTTTACAATATCTTTAGGTAAAAATAATTTTTTTTCTAGTAAATAATTATATGTCCCTAATCCTGATCTTTTCGGAAATATAGCAACCGCCGACGCTTCAAATATTTGGTTACGAGTTCTGGTATAGTCTGAGGGATTATGGTTAACAAAAATAGAATATATACCATAACTACGACCATTTCTAAGAATTTCATCACGTAATCTGGCAATCTCTTTGTTTATTTTGATGTTCTTAAAATCTTCAATGTCATCAAAAATAGTTAAAATAGGAGAACCAGCCGAGCTCATTTCAGATAATGTATAAGGGTTATTATATATATCGTCATCAATTTCAACTCTTATAATTTTTTTAATTACGTCTAATGACTTATCCTCAGCTTTTGATGAAAATAATAATATATTTGATTTTGGGAATTTGTCAATGAATTTTAAAACATATTCTTTTATAAACGTACTTTTTCCAGAACCAGTCTCTCCGCATACATAGATTCTATCAACTTGTTCTGTCTTCTTAAAATCTGTAATTTCAGGAAAAAAATAATTAGTTTTATCATTTAATCTTATTTTATCTAAAACTGGTGATTTTTTCTTATCATCATCAATATCATCTTCTTGGTAATAAATAGAATTGACAATTTTATTTTTACTATTATATAAATTCGCGATTTTTAAACCATCGGTAAAATTTAGAGACATTATATATAAGTAGGCTAGAAAAAAAAATATCATACATCATTTTTTAAAAAAACTTAACATTTTTTTAAAAAACTTAATTTTTTTAGATGTTTTTTTATAGGTATAAAATATATTCTTTATAGTTTATTTATAGGACATAAGGTAGAAATGGTAATGCAGCTTGACCTACTTGAGAGACGCCAGAGATAATATCATTGAATATATTACCTCCGTGCATCACTAATATTTCTTTAATTGTTGCTTGTTGTGCTTCTGTTAATCTATGAAGTGGATTTTCAGGATCTGCTTTAGCTCTTTTATTCAAACGCATAAAACGGGTTGACAAAGCTAAATCGTCGACGGCCTTTAAACGTGGTGCTCTAGGCGTGGTTGCTGCTTTTCTTGGTTTTTTATTTAATTTTTCAAATTGTTTAGCTAAATTTTTAGCTGCATCTAATGCAACTTTATGTGATAAATTTGCAGCAAGTCCTAAATTATATTGATCGAGAATAAATTTATCTTTAGCTTGTTTATTTACAGCTCGTGTTGCTTTACTTTTTGCTTTAGAAGCAGCAGACATAGCACCACCAACGCTAATACCCCCATAATATGGGTCAGCATAGTGAGCACCTCCAACAGCAATTCCACCGCGATACCCTAGCGAGTACGCTCCACCCATTGGTTCCATTTGAAACATAGACATATTATATATATTAACTTAGATTTTAATTATAAAAAAATATTTCTATATGTTTTTTTTAATATAAAAAACCACCTTTAAAATTAGATAATAAATGAGATTTTAATGATAGGGCAATATTTGCATATGGTGTTAAATTTAATACTTTTTTAAATATACTATTATTTTTTCTTACTTCCACATTTGAAGCAATCTTTCCGAATATTTTGTATAAGGGGTCATATTCATTATAAATACGATGATTATTGTTATTATTAATATATTTTAGCTCAACTGCTGGATTATAAGAAACACCTTTTATTAATAAACCTTCGTGTAGAAACTGATCTAAAATAGCGCCACCGAGTGAATGTGCCACTCCGAAATAATAATATTGTTCTTTTGGATATTGTGCCTGAATATCTAACAAAGTTCTTTTATCTTCTAAATAAATTTTACTTTTATATAATGAACCGTTAGCAATTCTTAAATCTGCTTGAATATCTTTTAAATCTGCCGTACCACGTATAGCACAAACAATTATATTATTTTGTAAATAACATTTTATACCATCTGAATATGGATTTAATAATAACCACTTGTCAACGTTCTTTTTTGGGTTCTTCTCATATGATTCATTTTCTAATTGCCATAATATAGAATTACTAGGGATTGACATATATATAACGTAGAATATATAATTATACATATATATTAATATTAAACTTTTTTTTGATATTTTTTATAGCATCATTTATATCTATTTTTTCCCATAATAGCCATCTTGACCAAAAACTGGGCATTTTTGGATCATTCCAGTTTTCACGTTTAGCGTGCCTCAAAATATAATTTTTTTTTCTAGCCTCATTTTTATGAGTGGTTAGATCCTCATAACGTTTATCCCCGAAATCTACTTTATAACCATCTTCAAATATAATTCTAAATTTTTTATTTGCTAATGGTGATTTTTCTAATAATACATTCATATATATAATCTTAGAAAAAATATATAGAAATTATTATTTTCTATGATATATATATATATATGTTTATTGATTTATTAAGCGAATTTTTAGAGTGTAAAAAAGAAGAAATTATAGAAGATAGTGAAAACGACATAGATTGTTTACAAGCTTATAAATATAATGATAAAAAATATGTTGTAGGAGATGATATAACAGTCGAAAAGGCTATTATACAATATATGTTAAATTTTATTGATACTCAGATTATACCAAATGAAAAAGATGAAGTTATATTTAATGAAAATATAGAAAAATTAGAATTATTTAATAAAAATAATAGAGCATTTATAATAGCGTCTGATGGTGAAGAACATTTTTATAAAGATACTTATATATATAGAATTGAATAATTATATTACATCAATTTTTTTCTTTTTTCAATTCTTTTATTTGATTATAGTATTTTTTATTAAAATGTTGACGAATATCACGTCGGCAATCTTTACACGATGCATATTTTTTCGCAAAACAGTCTAGAGGCTTTATTATTGCACATTTCCTGCATTTTTTATATGTATCAAAAAAATTAGTCAAAGTCAAATTATCTATTATTATATTATCCATTATATAATATACTATAGATTTTATTTCTTAAGTATTATTATAATAATTCTTATATATTATTATAATAAAATATATAAGAATTATTATAATCTATTATATTGTATATTATGAAAAATCATTTTTTTATGGCATATGCAGGAAATAAACGACAAGAAGTCGAAAAAATATATGAATATATTAAATTAAACGATATAACAACTATCATTGAACCATTTTGTGGATCTTCTGCATTAAGTTATTATATATCACAACAGAACCCGAAAAAATATAAGTATATTATTAATGATAATAATAATTTCTTGATAGAATTATATAAATTACTAAAAAATAAAGAAGCATTATTAGAATTTCAAAATGAAGTTAATTCAATTTTAAAAACTATTGATAAACAAATATATATTAATCTTGATAAAAAAAATCTTATAACTTGGTTTATACACAATAAAATAAATAATATTCGTCCTGGTCTATTCCCTCTTGATTATAAATATAAAGAAATTAATTTATTTGATTATCCAATTAATAAATTTATAAATAATGAAGATGTTGATATATTAAATATAGACGCTATTGAATTAATTAAACAACATTGTAATAATGAAAAAACGTTAATTTTTATTGATCCACCTTATTTAAGCTCTTGTAATGATTTTTATAAACACCCATCAATTAAAATTTATGAATTTTTATATAATAATGATATAAAACATTTCAAAAGTAATATATTACTATGTTTAGAGGATATGTGGATCATAAGATTATTGTTTAAAACATACGACTTTATAACTTATTCAAAATTATATGAAATATCAAAGAAAAAAACGACACATTGTATTATTAAAAATTATTAAATATATAATACTATACTTAAAAAAAAACTATAGTATTATATATATATATGTCAGAAAAACTAAAGAAAAATAAAGAGAAAAAATTGAAGAAAAATAAAGAAGAAAAGAAAGAAGAAATATCATATATAAAAAAATATGATAACTATGATGAAGCTTGTAAAAAATTATTCGTTTTCTAATTTAGGGGTTCCAGGTGGTGTGTCTGTGCATTTTATGCAGGCAAATTTTTTTATTTTTAACTTATTTATAATATTAATTACAAATAATGTAATACTTGTTAATATAGCTAATATTTCTATATCCATTATATATATTTAGATTATTGTTATTATAAATATTTGATTCATTCTTTTTGCCCTACTAAGAGCAGTATAAATTAAGTTATAATCAAATACACAGCTTAAATCAATAATTATTTTATTATTTTCTCCAAGCTCTAACCCTTGAAAACTGTGAATCGTCTTAAATAGTTTCATCTCATAATTTTTATGATCTGGTTTCTGTGCTAATTCTGCACCACGTAACATTTTTTTATGAAGAATAGTATTTTTAATAAAATATTTTTCTTTTGCTCCTTTTTTAATAAAATGTTCTGAAAGATGTTTACTCTTATCACCCATATCATTCGTGCAGCTAATGCCTATATCTTCTTCATTATATATAATATCATTAATATCAAAAAATCTTGATTTAAAGACCGATGATTTAAACCATTTGTTAAGTTGTGCTATATTGCCTTTATTTTTAATCATTTGTGTTCTTAATTGATCTAGATTATAATTAAGTTCATCATCAAAACGAAAATTTTTAGTATATTGAACATATTGACATTTAACTTTAGAAGGATTTATAACGTGATTCATCATAGAACACTGGTAATATGAGCCGTCATAATCAATATCACCAATGACAAAATTGAAACAGTGTTTATATTCTTTAATAATCAACTTCGTCTCTTTTTTATAATCTTTTAAAGTTTCTTCATCCTGTATCATAAATTTAATTTCTGGTTTATAACACTTTTCAACCTTTGATTCTCCTAATAATCCGGTTAATTTAGGTACACTTAACCCAATAATATCCGGATATTTTCGCGTCATTCCTTCGATTAAATTCCAACAAGGGGCCGTATAACAAGTTATTTTTTGTTGTAAAAAACGTAATATACTAGATGTTTTACCAGCTCCCCCTTTACCACCAATAACTATAATAGTATCATAAATATATTCATTAGTATATAAGAAATAATCAGGCCATATTAAATTATTATTTGATGAGGTAATATACGACTTAAAAATATCATCATTATTATTAAAATCTATTGTATCTTCTAAATTTTCAAACGATGATATATTTTCTAACCCAATATCTAACCCATAATCTATTGTATTAATTTTATTTTTTGATGGAGTTTCTAAAAATAATTCTAACTGCATAATATTTTGCACCAGTGTTGCAGGTTTAGATGATAATTCTTCAATATATCCCCAATTTTTAAATAATTTCTCTATTTTTGCTTCTTTTACCTTGAAAATAGGATTTTCAATTATATCAACTTCTTTTTTAATTATAATTGAATCAAGTTTAACTCCTAGAATATCTTCTATATTATAATTTAACATCTCATTTAAAACTAATGTGTGATTATAAGAATGTATCGCGAGAGCTAAATGACAATAAGATTGAACATTTTTATTATCTCTTGAAATATGAATAATATTATTATCTTTATAATATGAACAGTCTTTCTGGTTAATAATACTATAATAATTAATATCTTGATTTAATACTTTTATACTTGTATCAATTTTATTATTAATTGTTTGAAAAATTCCGACTGCTAAGCAATAGTACGACGGCGAGTTTTCATTTTCTTTTTTCAAAAAATCTTCATTAAAAGGGATGTGAATGGATGGGCAATAAGTAGCATTAATAAATTTTAATTCACAATGCTCTAATAATAAATTAATCATAGACGAATATAATATATAATTACAATTCATTTTAAATCCTAATTTTTCTAATTTAGTAGTCATTGATATTATTTGAACTTCAAAAAATCCCACAATTTTCTTACTTAATTTATTATAATCAAATGTATCATTGCAGTGACAATGTATGAAAGCTCCAGACGGTAAACCGACGTAAAATTTATTATATTTAATATCTGAATAGTTATAATATGCTTTTCTAAGATCAATCTCTTTATATAAACTATCATCAACTGGCATATTATTAATAAATCTATGCACAATAAAATCATATTCTTCTAAAAATTTAAATGTCTCGCTATCTGTACTGATACTATATTTTTCTATTTGATGTTCTTTCTTCCAATTTTTAAATATTGTTTTAAATTCGTTATCTTTAACTTTATAAACGTTATCATATGTATATACTGAACCATACTTTTCTATATAATATTCATTATCATTTTTTATTTTCTCTAATTCTTCTTTTGTTTCAAGCTCAATTACTTCATTAAATGACGATGTGCATAATTCTAAGTGGTTATAACGTGTATTCATAAACTCTATTTTATACCTATTAAACTTGTCTTTATTAAATTCTTTATCATCTCCATTAACTAAATCTTTTATAGTGATACTAGCTTTAATTAATTGTCCAATTTTGCACAATGTTTCGTCTGTATATGATGTAGCATATTGCAAACGAGAATTTAACAATTTATTATATGCTGCTTTTGCGTTCTTATCATTAGGGTTCTTCATTTTAATTTCAAAATATTTTAAGCATCCATCATAAACGCAGGTATTACTTAAATTATTTTGATATGATTGAATTTCTTTCATATGAGTTTTAACATCTTTGTTATTTATTTTTTTAAATGCTTCAGCCTTAAAAATAACATATCCTTTATTATTAAAAGTATGTAAGAATAAATATGGATACCATTGATATGGATCAGTTTGGGTGGTTGTTTGAATGACCATATTATTTATTATTAATCTTGAATATTCTTGAAAAGTATATCTCCACGGGTCAAATTCTCCACCTAAATTATAATCTTCATTTTGAACTAATGTATTATCTGCATTATAATACTTAAGCGAAAATGAATATAATGAATCGGGATATTTATTAACAAATTGTTTTGCAATTTTAATATATAACATACGATCTCGATAATTATTAATATTATTAATATCAAGCTTTATGAATCCGTGTTTAAAGCTCTTTTGTTGTTTCATAAATTTATTTAATGCAGATATTGTCTTTACTTCATTTTGATTTAATAAATAATTGTATAATTGAATTAATTTAGTCTTTTGATATTGATAAGCCTTATTAATCAATGCTGTTTTCTTACTTTGTGATAATTTTTTATTACTAACAATTAATTCAACAATTAATTTTCGTATTTTCGGAATTTTAAAATTTGAAATATTCATATATATATATATATAAGATTTTTTTCTTTAGATAATTAAGACTAAAAAAATATTACTATAGTATTTTTTTTAGACTTTTTTTTTCAAATATTATTCTTATTTTTTTTGAAATTAAATTGAACGTATTGAGTCACTGAATAAGAGGGCGAAATAATATTATTGAATGAGATAGAGTAACGGATAAGCGGGCTATATATAAAATGAATGAGAGGACATAGTGAATAAGCGG